AGAAAGCAATATAGATACTGCAAGAAATAATTTAGCAAGTGCCATTGAAACGCAACTTGAATCTGATATAACAAGAAACAATAAAGCATTAGATACAGAAGTTGTAAGTTTAGAAACTGATGCTGGTACACTTTTTCCATACGGAGCAATTAGTATGGTTGTAAGAGTAGTTTATGAACATCAAAGTGCAACACCATAGGATAAATTATGAACGATAAAACACTAGACAAAGCAGAAAAAAAATTAGATAAAATTGAAGAATTAGTAGCAGATATTAAAGAACTTATTGACACTCATAGAGAAATAGACGATGGTAATACTGTTGATATGGAAGATGAAGAAAATGAGTGGGAAATAGATGAAGAACTTGACGAAGAAGAAGATAAATAGTAAAAGACTTTATGGCTAAAGACATTAAATTATATAAAGATGGGAATGAAGTTACAATTAATGAAACTCAACTTGAAAATTTTTTATCTTTAGGTTGGAAACAAGAAAAACAAAACAAGCAAACGAATAAAAAGGATACTAAAACATGGCAACACATCACGGAAAAGAAGGAGTCGTAACTGCTGGTGGATCTGGTGTTGGGGAATTAACAGGGTTCACTTTAGAAACTACTGCAGATGTTGTAGAAGATACAGCTTTAACAGATGCAACTAAATCATTTGTAGCTGGAAGAACATCATTTAGTGGCTCATTAGAAATGAGTTATGATGAAACTGACTCTCCACAACAAACTTTAACAGTAGGAAGTTCTATATCTTTTGTTTTATTACCAGAGGGTAATTCTTCTGGAGATGAAAAATTTACAGGAACAGGAATTATTACAGGAATGTCTGTTAGTAATGCGATGGATTCAATAATTACAAGATCAGTTACTTTTCAAGGCACAGGAGCATTGACAAGAGCAACTGTATAATAATATTGTATGAAATTTATTGACAGAGCAAAATCTCATTTTGAGTCTTTAGGTGTTCAGCACATAGAAGTCGATGAATGGAAAGATGAAGCTGGTAATCCTAGTGTCATTTATTGGAATCCTATTACTTTATCTGAAAAGAATAAATTATTTAAAAAGTCTGATAATCTTAATGATGTCAGTATTCTTGCTGATATTTTAGTTATGAAAGCTATTGATAAAGATGGCAATAAACTATTTCAATTAGAAGATAAACTAGGTTTAATGCACAAAGTAGATTCAGATGTTCTCTCACGCATAGCCACAGAAATGGTAAAAGCTATCAATCCTCATGAAGTAAAAAAAAACTAAAATCTGATCCTCAATTAAAGAATTGTTTTATTGTAGCTGATAGGTTAAAAATATCCTTAAAAGAAGTTTTACAAATGGAAGAATGGGAGTATAACCATTGGTTAGGCTATCTTTTATTAGAACAAGAAGAACAAAAAATGGCTAGTGATAAAGCAAGGTATAGATAATGGCACAAAATTTAGTATTAAACATATTAGCACGAGATAAAACAAAACAAGCCTTTAACGGTATTCGTGCTGGACTTTCCAATTTAAGAGCATCTATATTTTCAGTTCAATCAGCATTACTAGGAATTGGTGGTGGTTTAGTTGTCAGATCATTTATTAATGTTGGTAGAGAAGTAGAAGAATTAGGAATTAGATTTAATTTTTTATTTGGTAATGTAGAAGAAGGTCAAAAAGCATTTAAAGGTTTAATTGACTTTGCTGGTAGAGTACCTTTTTCTCTTGAAGAAATAGCATCAGCATCAGGTAATTTGGCGGTTGTAACTGACAACGCAGAAGAACTACAAAAGGTTTTAAAAATTACTGGTAATGTTGCGGCAGTTACAGGATTAGATTTTAGAACTACTGCAGAACAAATACAAAGATCATTCTCATCAGGAATAGGAGCGGCAGATTTATTTAGAGAAAGAGGTGTTAGAGCATTACTAGGTTTTAAAGCTGGAATGGCAGTTACAACAGAAGAAACAATAGCAAGATTTGAAGAATTGTTTGGAGAAAATGGTAGATTTTCTAAAGCCACAGAAGTTTTAGCAACAACATTTACAGGAACATTGTCAATGCTTGGAGATAAACTATTTAAATTTAAATTAGAAACAAATGAAGCTGGGTTTTTTGATTTTGTTAAAAATGCACTAGTTGTCATTAACAGAATGATTGAGGAAAACTCAAAAGCATTAAGTAATTTTTCTACTGCAGTTGGTCAAGGAATGGTTAATTTTATAAAACAATTTATTTTAGGTATGGCTGGACTTATGGATTTAGTTGCACCTCTGTTTAGAGTTATAAACAATGGTCTTGCTGGACTTGTAGAAATTGTTAGAGCCTTGCCTCCAGCTATTAGAGAAATGGGTATCATAGGTTTCTTAATGCTAGGTAGAACAGGAAAAATAGCAGTTGTTGGTATTTTAGCTTTATTAAAACAATTAGGTGTCGATTTAGACGAACTGACAAATAAAATATTTGGCTCAGGTGAACAAAAATCAATGGGTAAAATGTTTGAAAAAGCAAACGAGTTTATAAAAAAAATTGATGAAAATATAATTGCATCAAAAAAGTCTATGGATGAGTTGATGAAAGCGGCAACAAGTTTTGAAAAAGAAACAGAACAAGTGGGAATAAATTTACAAAAGATAAAAGATAATATTTTAGAAGCATTTAAAAAAGACTTTGAATCAATAAACACAACAATAGGTAAGATGGCTAAAAGTGGAATTAAAGCATTTTCTAGAGGATTAGCTGAAGCATTAGTATTAGGTAAAGAACTTAATATGACCTTTAAAGAAATAGCAAAAAAATTATTAGTAGATATTTTAGCTTTTACAATTCAAATAGTTATTCAAGAAACAATTAGAAATGCTTTGAAAAAAGAACAAGTAAAAGACGAGGGTTTAATTGTAGCATCTTTACGAAAACAAACTTCTGAATTAAAAAAACAAGCGGCAATAAAAGCAGTAGGCTCTATCTTTGGAATACCTTTTATGAACACAGGTGGTGCAGTATCAAAAGGAAAACCAGTAGTAGTAGGAGAGAGAGGTGCAGAAATGTTTATTCCAAATAGTTCAGGTCAAATAACACAAAATGCTAGAGGAACAGGTGGTGGAAATGTTAATGTTAATTTTAATATAGAAGCCATAGATTCAAGTAGCTTTAATAGTGTTTTAGTAGAAAACAGAGGTATCATAACTACAATAATAAATAATGCTTTAAATGAAAAAGGTAGGAGAGAATTAATATAATGAGTGGTGCCTTTCCTATATCTAATGCAAAATTTGAAACACTTGGCATTAAGTCTATTCAAAGTACAATTATATCTAAATCTATAAGTGGTAAAAAATTATCAAGAACTATTGATTCTCAAAGATGGGCTTTTACTGCTTCCATTATTACTTCAAATAGATCAACTGTTTATGGAGAGTTAATGGCTTTTATAATTAAACAAAGAAGTGGAAAAGAAAATTTTACTATTATCCCACCAGAAATACAAGATGCAAGAGGAAGTGAAACAGGAACTGTTTTAGTAAATGGTGCACAATCTGCTGGAGATACAACAATAGCTATGGACGGATTCGCTGGCGATGGTGCAGGCAGATTTAAGACGGGAGACTTTATTAAATTTGCCTCACACAATAAAATATATATGGTTGTTGCTGATGTAACAAGTTCAAGTAATGCCGCAACAGTTACTATTGAGCCACCTTTAATCGCAGATATAGCAAACGATTCAACAGTTACTTATGATGATGTTCCTTTTACTGTTCATTTAGTTAATGATATGCAGTCCTTTGGATCAGTAGGTGCTGATAAAGATGGAAATATTTTGTATAGATATGAGTTAGATGTTGAAGAAACTCTTTAATGGTAAAATATTTAATTAAACATTGGGTTAATGTTGATGTTATTGCAGAAAAAGTAGTTGATGAATCAGAAATTAATTTAATTCATAATGATCTTAAAAAACATAAAATCCCTGATGGAACTTTTAGCTATGTTGTGATAAAGAATAGTGAGAAAGTAAATAGAACAACATACGAGATTTATGACGAGAAACTTAACTACGGCAGTAAAGAATCATCTAGCGACAAATGAGATAAAGCCAGTTCATTTAATTACAATTGGCTTTGGTACTCCTCAAAATATTACAGATTGCGTTCATGATTTAACTTCAAGTGTATCAGGATCTAGTGTTACTTATTCATCAAGCAGTTTTTTAGTAAGTTACCCTGAAGTATCAGAAGAAACCGACATAGGTAAGTCAAGCATATCAATAGCTTTATCAGGAGCAGATCAAACATACATATCATTAGCACTAGCAGAAAATATAGTGAATGATGCAGTAACAATTTATAGAGCATTTTTAGATGCTAATAATGCAATTATAGCTGATCCTTTTTTATTATATAAAGGAAACATTGAAACATACACAATAGCAGAAAATGAAAGTTCATCAGTATTAAATCTTAATGTAGTTTCTCATTGGGCTGATTTTGAAAAAAAATCAGGAAGAAAAACAAACAATACTTCACAACAAAGGTTTTTTAGTAGTGATGTAGGTATGGCTTTTGCTAGTGAAACTGTTTTAGATATTAAGTGGGGTAGAACATAATGGGTTTTCCAAATCCTTTTAAAGCGGCAAAAAGTGCAGTTAAAACAGTAGCGAAAGTTTTTAGAGTAGTAAGAGCAATTAAGTTTTTACAAGGATTGAATCCTTTTGTTGCCTTAGGAATTTTTGCTATTGGTTGGTTATTTTTATCTAATAGACGACCTGATAGACCTGACTTTGGAGATAGTGATTT